CGTTAGACGGGAATAAGGCAGAAATACTCACTCCACCAACATTCGTGCTCGGATTGGCTGTGCCACTGTTGTTCCAGTTTCCGCCGTTCTTTCGGAACCAGATGCGCGAGAGGGCCATGTCTACCGCGACGCACAGGACATCCCCTGCAACAAAAGCGGACCCAGCCATGCTCCCTACACTGCTGCCGTCAACGAAGATCAAGCTGTTAGCGACGTTGGCAAACGCCATTCCCGTAAACGCCCCTACAGTCAATGAAGCGGTAGGTGTGGCTATCCCGACGCCTGTGTTGGCTACGGAACCGGAGGTGGTGGACTCGAAGTAATATTTGCCGCTCTGTGTTTGTGTCGTTCCGCGCACCCCGCTATATGTGGCCACACTAGAAGTGGCGGTCAGGTTGCCGTTGCTTAGGGTCACGCTCGCTATATCGGTCGCGCTCCAAGTAGGTAAGACTGTTCCGGAGCTACTGCTGACCGTAGTGCTACCGGACTTCAACTGCACCGCGCCGCTACGCGAGCCCGCGTCGCTCTTTTGCGCGAACATGCGGGTAGTGACCGCGACGGTGCTAGGCGGCGTGACGCCGATGCTGGCGATATTGTAGAAGTCGGCGTGGCCCACGGTGCTGTCGTAGAGGTAGCTGGTCAAGCCGTCCTGCTGGGCCTCGCTAATGAACTCCAAATTGACCGGGCTGGTCATAGCGGTTGTCACGGTGAAAACATGCGAAGGCTGACCGGAGGTCAAAGCGGGCGCGGCAGCCGGGAAACTCGCGTAGGTCGTGGTGAAATAAAAACTTATTGTGGAAGGATTGCCATACATATAGGTGACGGTGAAATCCTGATCTGTCGCGAAATAATAGGTGGTTCCCTTGGTCACAGTTGGCGGTGTGGAAAAAGTGACGGTGTTGAAGCCAGCGATTGGATTTACCACGGCATTCGAGGCGGCCAGCACGGTTGAACGATCCGCCGCATAGATCGCTGCCTTCATATTGCCGGTTCCACCGGCATTTAATTGTACAGTCGCAGATGTGATCGCACCGCTAAAGGCGGCGACAAAAGGAGTCATCCATCCGGCGTTTGCCGCTTTTCCGTTGGTGGAGAGGAGACTGCTGATGCTTTGAGTCCAATTCGGTGGACTAGCACTAAATTGTTGCGAGGCCGTCGATACAGGCATCCGCGTGTAACAGCGGATGTCGCCAACCCACGGCACCGAGGACGCATCGCTGCGCCAGAGCAGATCATCGATAATTATGCTGGCTGTGTCGTTGCCGATTGATAGCCGGTTTGCATAGTTGTTGGCGGTGCCGCCGCGTGTGTTCAAACCGGTTGCTTGAAAGCTGTTGCTGGTAGCGCCATTGGTCCGAACTGTAAACGAACCCGCGGTGTTATGGATGACAACTTCGAACTCGAACACGAACCATTGGTTCTGCAACGTGATCGCGTTCGGGTAGGTCGCCAATGTCGCGCCGCTGGTAGCGCCCGACTGCAACAAAATTGTTCCGTCTGAACGAAACGTAATCGTGCATTGCGAGGTTGCGCCGTCCCCGAACCTAAACCAGTGGTAAGTGCTCGAACCGGTGAGGGCAGCAGGCTGCATAACGGCGACATTGAGGTGGTGAACGGCGTCATTTGCACCGCTGTTCTTAAAGCCGATGATTCCTGTTACGGCGTTTCCTTGCAGCGCACGGCTACCGCTGAACCGACCCGCAAGGAGGCCCCACGCTCCTCCGCCGCCGTCCCAATAGCCTGCGATCAAATCGGCCGTGGCCCCGTAGAGATCGAACCCGTCCGAGAAACAAAACATGGTCGCTCTCCCTAGACCGTCACCGTAGGCCCGACTTGCAGGTTGTTGACCGCAACCGCAGTCCAGGCCGCGCCTGTGTTCGGATCAACCGTGTCGGTTCGGTAGACATAGGCGAACGACGTGTTGAGCGCCGAGGACGCGCCTGCCGAGGTCGTGCTTCCAGATTTGAGCGTCAGTCCGATAGCACGCGAGCCCGCGTCCGACTTCTGCGCCACCGCCCGCGTGGTGACGGCAACGATGTTGGTCGGCGTGCCGCTGATCCCTTGTAGCGTATAAAGGTCGGCGTCACCAACATTGCTGCCGGCGACATAGCCGCCCGTATCCGGGGTCAGTTCCGCGACCAGGTTGGCGTTCGTCGCCGTCGTCGGGGTGATGTTGACGGTGAAGATGTTGGCTTGCTGGCCTGTCGTAAGGCCGGTCGGGTTGGAACTCGGAAAGCTGGCATAGGTTTGGGAGTTCGTGACGCTAGAATTGCCGTAAGCGCCAGCAAAGCCCGACGCGGTTACAGTATAGACATTGCTAACTACTGTGTCTGTGGCGAGGCCGAGCCAGTATCTTATTCCCGTTGTAACCGAAGGCGGCGAGGCAAAGGTGAAAGTGTTGCTGCCCGCAACGGGATTGTTGATTGTCGCGGCCGAACTGAGCACTGTGCCTGGAACTCCCGCGCCGTCGTTAAACAGCGTGCATTTCATGTTGCCGGGAAGAAGGCTGGTAAGCTGTATGATGGCAGTGCCGACCGTGCCGGAGCACGTCGCCACAAACGGCGAGAAATGCATAGTGGCCGTGTTTACGGTAGCCGTTCCTACAAACGGCGTAACCGGCACCACCGCCCCGCTGCGAGCCCAGGTCGCGGCGGCATCGCTGGCGGGCATGCGCGTGTAGCAGCGCACGTCGCCCGCCCAAGGCACGGAGGACGCGTCGCTACGCCAAAGCAGATCGTCGATAACCTGCGCGGCAGCGTTTCCGCGCGCATTGCCAATCGAAAGCTTGTTGGCGTAGTTGTTGGCGGTGCCCCCACGTGTGTTCAACGAACCCAAGGTGAAATCGTTGCTCGTGTTGCCGTTCTTGCGGACGGTAAACGATCCCGCGGTGCTGTTAATGACAACTTCGATCTCGAAACCATACCACGTATTTATCGCCGGAAACGCCCCGGTATAAGTCGCCAATGTCGTTCCGTTTGACGCGCCTGACGTGAGCAAGATCACGCCGTCAGATCGAAACACAATCGAGCATTGCGCCGTGGCACCATCGAACAGCGTGAGCCAGATTGTGTTAACGGTGCCGGTGATCGCTACGAGTTGCTGGATCGCAACGTTGATATGGTGAACGGCGTCGTTCACGTTGGAAGACTTCGTTAACGACGCTACGGTGGGAGTAATGCCTGTCGTCGTTGTCAGTCCACGACTGCCGCTGAACCGACCAAATGATGACAAATCTAGCCCTGGCGTGGCGCTGCTGTCCCAGTAGGTCGCGCTGCTATAGAGGTCCGAGAACTGAGTGTAGCAATCGAACCCATCGCCGAAGAGGAATGACATCAGAACGATCCCTTTTGTGGCTGCATCAGCTCCACGTCACCGCGAGCGACAGCAGCGCGTCGGTGGGACTGCCGCTTGCCGCCGTGATTACCGCAGTGATGCGCTGGCCGGCTGTGAACGTGTTCGCCGCTGTGGCGTTGGCCGTCGCTGGTGTCGCGCTGCTCACGGCCACCGCCGCCAGGCCGGTCACCGAGACGCCCGCGATTTGGATGTTCGCCGTGAACGAGCCCACGCCGGTGAAGTAGGTCAGCGAATTGACCGTGCCAGCATAGGGCGCGTCATAGGCCAGATACACGGTGTCATTGATGACGACCGCGCCGGAGACCCATTGCGCCTGCAGCCTCGCCGCACTTCGGCTGGAACCGGCCGGGCCTGTGGCCCCTGTAGGACCAACGGGCCCAGTCGGTCCGGTGGGTCCCGCCGGTCCAGGCACCGTCGAGGCTGGTCCAGCGGGACCGGCAGGCCCAGTCGAGCCGATATTGCCTGTGCGGGTGAAGGTGAAGCCGACCTGGTCGAGATTGATGAACGGGTTTGCGCTCGAGGAGCCGGTGACCGAGACCGTCAGTTCGGCGTAGCCGGTGTGCGAGATGTAGTCCGCCACCGAGAAGACGAGGTAGTGCGTCGGATCCGAGAGCTTGTAGAGGCGCAGCGTGCCTTTCTCCGAACTGGTGCCGTTGTCGATGCTGGCCAGCACCGTCGTCCAGTCGCTGCCGGAGAGGTCGAGGGCATCGGCATAGATCGCGATCGCCGTGTTCTGCGTGGCGGCGCTCAGCCGCAGCTTTCCGGAGCCTGGGTCTGAGTTCGAGGTGCTGGTGGCGTCGAAGCCGAAGTTGATCGAGATGCCGCCGCCGGCCGCGCCAGGAACGCCTTGCGGGCCTGGGCCGCCAGCGCCATAGCCGAAGGTGTTGACGCCGTCGCATTGCAGGACGGTGCCGTTGCCGGGCGGGATGGCCACCGTGGATCCAGTGGTGCCGCCGACCGTGACCGCAGCCGAGCTCGCATTGCGCACGACGAACATGCGCTTGCTGAGCGGATTGATCAGGCGGCGCGCGACTGTCGCCCCCGTGCACACGAAGAACTGGAAGCGCGTGTATTGCGCCGTCGTCAGGGTGACGTCGCCGGCCGAGAGGTCGATAGAGATCTGATCCTGCAGCGCTCCTTCGAGCTGCACGATCCCATCGTTCTGGGTCGTGGTTTTGTCTGTCTGCGTGGGCGCAGTCAGCGGGATGGATAGGAGCGGGGAGACGGCCATCTCAGCGGATCCGCCTGGCGTTCATGGAGCCGTAGGCCGTGGTGCTGACGGCACCGGGAAAGATCGAACTCGCCACCAGATAGATGATCGCGGGCGAGGCGAGCGAAATTCGCGTGGCCGGGATCGGCATGTTTGTGTGCGTGACCGTGGTGTTCCCGCCATAGGTTACCGAGTTCATCGGAGTCCCGCTTTGCGGCAACTGCGCCGAGACGACGCTAATGCCGCACGAAAAACTCGTTCCCCCGGCACCCGTGCAGTCGAAGCCGGCATTCCCTGACACGCCCCAATCGCCCGGGGAAAGGGTGATCTGGCAGATATTTATGGCCGTGTTGGTGGTCAGCGGGATCGAGGCTGATTGCAGGACCTGCGCGGTGAAGTATTCGCCAACTTGGCCACTGCCCGCATTGTCGTTCGTGGTCGTCCCCATGCGAACGTAGGAGGTGGTCGCCAGCCGGGTCGAGGCATCCGAAGTCGGAGGCGAAGGTGCGGTGGGCTGACCAAGAAAGGCGGGTGACTGCAAGAGCGCATAGGGCGCGAGCGAGGTCGTCCAGTCGGTGATGTCGGTATGGGTCAGCGTAACCATGCCCGTGCGGGTCGCTACGGACTGCACAGGGGCGGCTGCGGCGGCACCCTGGGCATTGACGTAGCCCGCCGGGTTGGAGGCTGCGTAGCGGCTTGTATCGACCGGGTGGACATGGTCCTCGCGGGTCCAGCGCGACGAGACACCAGGGAGCACAGGACCCGCCATCAGTGGCGGCTTGGTCGAGCCCTGGTTCTGGACATAGGCGGTCGTGGCGATCAGGTCGGTGTTGTCGTCGATGCCTGGCGTGGGCACCCTGGGCGTGCCGGTGAAGTGGGGCGAGTCCAGCGGGGCGACCGGTGGAACGGGATGGACATGATCTTCGCGCGCGTAGCGGAGCGAAACGCCGGGATCGGCGACGGCGCTCATCAGCGGCAGCCTAATCGCAGCCTGACCAACGACGTAGGCCGTCGTGGCTAGGGATTTGGAGTTGTCGTCCTTTGGCGGCGTGGGCGCTGTGGGATTGCCGGTGAAGCTCGGCGAGTTGCTCATCGCCACATCGGGATTGGTCGGGTGGACGTGATCGGCGCGGGCGTATTGCTCCTGAACGCCAGCGTGGCCAGCGCCGGTCGGATCAGAATACGGAGGCGCGCTCTGGCTCGCCAAGATCGTGACATAGGTCGCGAAGTCTTGGATCGTGGCATTGAACGGCGCGTCGGTGTCCTTCCGCGCGATGGGCACCATGTCGGTCGGCGACAACGGCGCGGCAGGGGTCGCGTCGCTGATCTTTACTCCAGTGCTACCAGACATGCTTCATCCCCATAGCCATGCGCCGCCTACCGTGGCCCACGAGCCGATGTCGTCCTCCAGCCCAACCGAGAGGCCACCACCTGGAGGCTCAAGCTCGTGGAAGCCAGGAAAGCCCCGGCCCACCACAGCCGAGATTTGATAAATCACCGCGCAGAGCGGATCGGCGGCCATGTCGAAGCCATCACTCGCCATCTGCGCCGCTGTGTAGGTCAAGCTCGACGTCGTCAGCGCCAGGAACGCCCGGCGATAGGTGGTCGGGTTTGCCGGATCGAAGTGCGCCAGGTCGGACGGGCTGTCGAGCAGATAGACTTCGTATTCCTCATGCTCCTCGCCGAGCGGCGCGGTATCGGTGCCGTCCACCTGCAAGCCGCCGAGGCGCGTGCGCCGGACCCACGTCAGCAGCAGGTTGGCGCCGCTCACCTGTCGCTTGGCGTTGACCGGCGCGTACGGCATCAGGTCGAAGGCGCGATAGGCGAAACTGTCCGCTGGCGTGCTGTCGATGAAGCGCCCGGTCGGCACGAGCTTCCACAGCGATGTCTGCCCACGCTGGCTCAGCGGCAGCCTGCCCACCTGGATCTTGCCCATCTCGAGCAGCACCACGAGTTCGCCCAGCACATGCCCGCCGCAGGCCCATTCGGTGCCGCGCCGGCCGCGCAGTAGCGTGCTCAGGGTGTAGGAGCCATCGGCGTTCCGCGCCGCGAGTTGGTATTGGATGATCTCGCGCCCGACGAGCGCCGGGTTGGCGCCGTTCATCATCTCGAGATACGTGCAGCTCGCTGGCGTGGCCGAGCCTGCGGTCGGGAAATAGGTGAGGCTGTTGACGTAGTCCGTCGCGAAGGCCGCCACGGTGTCGCCCAGCACATTGGTCGCTCGGCCCCAGTCCGCGAACGCCGACGTCTGCGCAAAGGCAGGCCAGGAGGTGCCATCCAGGCTCTGGTAGAGCACCGCGACCGTGGAGGACGAGACCGCCGCGTTCGGGCCGCCGGCATAGTAGATCCGCATCTCGCCGCCGCCGGTGTCGTCGCTATCCTGCAGCAGCGGCGTGTTGAATTGCAGCAGGTCGATGAAGCCGGATTGCTTAATGACCTGCGGCTGGTAGGAGATCAGCGCTGGTGGCGAGTTCGAGGTGACGAAGGTCTCGATGTCCTCCGCGCAGAGGTCGAGCGCCATCGAGAAATCGTCGCCGAGTTCGGTCGTCTGAATGCGCGTGGTGATCTGGTCGCCGCTGTCGAAGGCGACCGTGACATTGTCGGTCGGATCGAGCCACAGGTACTTCTGCGCCGTCTTGGTTCGGTAGGTGTCGCGCTCCGCCCACATCGTATAGAGCCAGACTTCGGCGATGTGCCGTGCTTCGGCGTTGTGCGCCACGACCGGAAGGTCGACGCTTTTCACGCGCCGGCTGAAGGTCGTCGCGACCGGGTTGGCGATGCGCTTGGAATAGCTCGCGCCCGGCTGGTAATCGAGATCGACGTCCGCATAGCGAAGATTGATCTGCATCGGCAGTTCCTGCTCGATGGCCCGCTTCGTCTCCCAGAAGTTGCCTGGATCGCTGTTGTTGGACGAGGTCAGATCGGCCTGGGTGATAGTGGCGATCGGCCCGGCGCCGCGCTGCACGAATTTCAGCTTATAATCGCTCTCCGTCATGTCGATCTGGTACGAGTGGCACAGGTCCATAATGGCGGCGCCGTAGCTCTTTTCCTCGGTGATGGCGTAGCCGACGCAGCTCGCGGTCACCTGGGTCACGTCGATGTCCGCGTCGGTCAGTCCGGCCCGCAGGCAGAGATCGCGCAGGATATCGCCGACCGGCACTTCGCCCGCGGCCGCGCGCTGCAGGTAGATGACCCACATTTCGTCGCGGCCGTATTCGTCGATCACCATGGCGTTGAGGGCGCTGGAATACGCCCAGACCCCGTCGGGCGAGACCGAGGGGCCGCTTGTGTGATAGAGCGGTGATTGCTGACCGTCGATGCTTTGCGTCACCCAGTAGTCGTTACCGCCGCCGTTGGCCGCTCCCGTGAGGCCTGCATCAAGCTGGTAGTATGTGGTTAGGGTCCCCCATGACACCGCCACTTGGTCTGGCTGGAGCCACACGACGCCCACATCTTCCTTCCATTTGAGGGTGCTCCCAGCAACTGAGGTGACGGGCGCTGTGATAATGAGAGAGTCATCGGACGGGTCGTAGACGACATTAACGCTCGACCAAAAATGGAACCCAGGAATACCTGGGGTCAGGCCGAGATCGGTCGGCGCGATCCTGCCGACTTCTTGGCACATTCCCAAGGCCGCGATAGTGGAGGGGTTGTCGCTATCGACCGTGACCTTGTGGATGTAGAGAAAATCGTCGGCCGGGTCATCCGGCCCGAAAATGCCCGGCGTGTTTTGGACTATCCACAAGTCGACCGTGCCGGCGGTCACGTCCTGTTTGCCGACGATGGCGTCTGAGGAATACCCGCCCGGATAGCCTCCATTGTAGTGCGTCGGCAGAATGCCCGAATTGACGCCGGTGTCGGGATTGACGATGTACCAACCTTCCCAGTTGTAGGTGCCGATCAGCAGCATATCCTGCAGGCCAGTATCGGCCGACTGGATCTGAAACGGCACCATGTGGGCGGGGAAGTCATTGTCCCAGATCGAGGTTGAGTTCCACAGCGGTCGGCTATAGGCCACTCGCATTGAGCCGGTGTCGACGGCCAGAAGGGTCGGATTATAGCCAGCATCCATGCCGCCGATGTAAACGTACTGGCTGCCTGGGGTCACAGCGATGGATGCAAGCGCGCCAATGCGAAACGGCTGATCAACTTCCGGGATCGCCTCCAGCATCTGCTCCATCGTCACCGACGCGACGGCAGAGCCGTTATTGATGTCGAAAACGCGTAGCCTGCCGTCGCTCTTCATCTGATAGACGCGGTTGCTCAGCCAATCGGTTGCGACGCCCTGGATCCAGACGCCACTTGGCGAAACGTCGCCCGCAAACCGCATGAGCTGGCGGGTGATGACCTTGTCTTCCCAACTCGTCGTCCAGGCCGCAGTCACGTTCGGCATGCGGTTGCCGTAGTGCGACAGATCCACGTCCTGGAACACGAGGTAGGCGAGGCCGCGATAGGCTGGGCAGGACGTTGGCGAACTGACGTAGAGCGACACCCATTGCGCGATCAGCGGATCGGGAAGCTGAAATTCGTCGCCGTTATAGCCGCGGATGGGAAAGTAGTAGCTCTGCGGCGTGACCGGCGTGGCCGAAGTGACGTCCAGCCACAGCTTGCCGTCGAGCCACACCTTCAGCAGCCGCGCCGGCCCTTGGCAGAACGCGAAGGCGGCGTTCTGCTTGTAGCTAGTGGCCGACGACCCCTTGCCGAGGAAACTGCTGATGCCGTTATGCGACTGCGTCTCAATGTCGGTCTCCCAGATCACCGTCGCCGGCAACCGACATTGGCCGTAGATGATCGGGATAAAGTGCCCGTAGCTCGAGGACGTGAGCTGCGTATCGGGGACCAGCGGCTTGCTGGAGCGGTTGAAGATGAACGAGGCGATGAGGCCGCCCGCCAGGGCACCGACCGCACCGCCAATAGGCCCGCCGAAGTACGAGCCGATCACCTTCCCGCCGAGCATGAAGGCGAGACCGGCTGCCTGCTGACCCATCGTCTAGAGCTCCAACCCAGGGAAGCCGAAAAGGCCGATCAGCCGCAGTTCGTGATACGGGACATGCTGCCAAGGCTCCTCGATAACCCGGCCGGGCGATATGCGGGCGTGGATGAGATGCACCGCCCCGCCGTATTTCTCACTAAAGATCCCGACATGGCCGGGCAGGCGCCGCTCCGCGAACACGCCGACCGTGCCAGGCAGCGAGGTGTCGGGCGAAAGTCGCACCAGATACTGCCCCAGCTTGCGCAGGATGAGGTGGTCTTGCGCCGGCCAGAGCGAGTAGTCGCTTTCGTCCTGGTGCGGAATGCTGAAGGCGCGCCCCACGACCACGATAAAGCCAATGCAGTCGACGCCGTCCTCCGAGCGGCCACGCTTGCGAAAGGGGACCCCGAGCCATTTGCGGGCCTCCTGCTGCACCTCCTCGCGCGTCATGCGTCCGGATAGCTGAGCACCTTGTCCATCATCGGCATGTCCGGCTCACCGCGGAAGTTCAGAATGTTGTTGAAGATGTTCACGCAGGTATCGCGCCGCTTGTCGCAGCCAGGGTAGGCGAAGAAGCGATCGCCGACGGCAATCGGAAACTTCGATCGCAGCCACAGCACGACCGTGCTGGAGCCGGTGTCGTAGGCCTTGATCTCCATGCTGGTGCCAGCGTTGTCGCCGTCGATCCAAGTTACAGTGCCGCCGTCGAACGCTGCACTCTGGAAGTCCTGGATGATGATGCCCCGTAGCGTATCGCCGATCTTGGTGATGCTGCCGGGCTGGCCGGAGGTGTTGGTGAAATAGACGGTGGCGCCTGAATAGGTGACCGCCATGCTCCAGTCGGTGTAGGAGGCCATGGCGGGATAGAAGTATTCCAGCACGTCCTCAGGCTTGGCGTCGATCGGGATGGTGAAGCCGTGGCTGACCACGCCATCGGAGACGGTGATCGTGGTGTTCGCGCTGACGTTTAGCCGAAAGCTCACCGATCCCGTGTTCGAGGTGGTGCTCGGCGCCGCCGGGACGGAGAGCGAGCTGACGAATTCGCGCTGGTTGATCACCGAGGCAACGCTGAAGATGCCGCGCCAGTAGGGCTTGGAGACCCAGGAGATGTCGTGATCGGTCGTGGTCGCTCCGATCGCAGGGTCCCAGGCCGGTTCCGTCGATCCCGTCGTGCCTGAGTTCTGCGCCTCGAAGATCGCAACCTGCATGGCATCGTCCGGCCGTGTGGCTGCCTGCATGAAGCTGCCCTGCGCAATGGGCGTGTTGTGCGACCAGGCGCTCGGCTTGATGGGCACCTTGCACTTGCTGTCGCCGAGGTCGGCGCGGCAGATCGGCATGTAGTCGGCGCCGAACTCCTGCACGAGCGCCTGCGTCATGCCGCGCAGTTCCGCCTTGAAGATCCCTGCGGGCGTGAGCGTGCATTCGCCGAGCCAGCCGCGCCGCAGCTTGCAGATGCCCTGGCTCAGGTTCGCCCAGTTGACGGCGAACAGGTGGATGCTGGCGTAGTCGAACAGGCCGTTCTTGAGGTCGCGCTCGGTGATGGCGTCGTCCTGGAAGAAGCCGACGACATCGAGATTGTCGACCTCGCCGGTTGAGCCCGTCTGGACCGCCGATCGAGTGAAGCCTGCCGTGGACAGATAGGTGACGCCGCCGATCACGAGATCCTCGTCGAACGAGGTGAAGGCGTACGTCGTGCCGTCGGTCCGTTCGAGCAGCCAGCACGTCGCGAGGGTGGTAACCGGCTGCGCGAGATGCGTGCGCAGTTGCGGCGTGATCGTCTTCACTTGATTTCCCGCGTTTCCACCACCGGGATCGAAGACCACGAGAAGTTATCGACCATCGTCGTCGTCAGCTTCATCTCGTCGGTGTCGAAGCGGCAGGGCACGTCGAACTCGCACACCACGGCGATGGTGTGGCCTGTGGTGTTCCACAGCCCGGAGCCGAGCGTGATCAGCCCGGTGGTGTTATCGACCGTGAAGTTGAAGGTCTGCACGCCGTTGTTGAGCATCTGCACGGTGCCGGCGACCGGCTTGGTGATCGGCCGGACATAGAACCCGGCGGTGTCGCCGTAGACCTTCACGATCTGGATGACCTTGGTCGTGTTGTCCGTCGTGAACATCACTGGGATCGGCATCACGTCCCCTGGCACGTCGTCCCACCTCGGCAGGCGGTAGTCGCTCCAATCCTTGAACCGAAAGCCATATGCCTTGCCATTCCTCGCGTGGAAGAAGGCAAGGAGCTGATCGGCCTGCTCCTCCGTCTTCAGCCCGTGGCTCACGTCCCATTCGCCGCGCGCCTGCTTCCAGTTGATGTTGCGCTGCTCGGTGCCGCCCGAGAGCGTGGTGACGGTGGTCGAGAAGCGGGGCCCGCCGACCGCGCCCATGCTGATCGACGGCGGGAACTGAATCTCGTGAAAGGCGACCATGCTTTCAGGTCCGGTTCCGCTGCTGCGACCGGTTCAGGGCGGCGACGGCGCGGTTCTGGATCTGCGACTGGCTGGCCCTGAAGCTGTCCGCGTCGGGCGTCGTGATGTTGAAGACGACGTTGCCGCCGCCGCGGCCGCCTCCAGTCTCGCCGCCCGCCACCCGGCCGAGCACGTGTTCGAGCCGATCGTTTTGGTTGGAGGTGAGCACGCGCTCGGAGCGGTGCAGGATGGCGGCAAACTCGTTCCCGCCCAGGCCGGACTGGAAGTGCGGCGCGTGGTCGAAGATGCCGCCGCTGACCATGCGCACGGGCACGGCATCAACGCCCACCAGGCCGCCGCTGTGATAGGTGCTGCCACCGGAGAATAGCCCAGTGTTCGGGTCCAGCCCCGCATTGATGCCGGTGGTCGAGAAGCCATAGGTGCTGGCACCACCGCCGCCGCTGCCGAACATGGAGCCAATCAGGCCGCCATGCTCATAGAAGCCTTGGCCGCCGACCCAGTTGACCGCCTTGCCAAAGATGTCGGTCGTCCCGATCGTGCTGCCCGCCGCACCGCCGGCGCCGCTGCCACTGCCGCCGCTGGTTCCGGCGCCTTCGCCGCCCTTGCTGTCGAAAACGCGGTTCACCACGTCGCCCAGCACCGGGCGGTTGCCGCCGAAGATGCTGTTGAGCAGCGGGTTGAGGATGGCCAACTTGATGAATTCTTTGATGACTTCCTGGACCACGTTGCCGATGGCATCGCGCCAGATTTGCGCCGCGTCGGCACCTTTCTTGAAGCTCCCCGCCATGGCATCGCCCAGCGTGTTGAAGACCTGAGAGCCGAAGTTTTCCAACTCCTGGTAGGCGGCCTTTTGCCGCTGCACGTTGCTTTCCGTGTCGGCAGTTCGTTTTGACGCGTCGATAGCGCGCTGCTGCTCAGGGGACGCCGTGTCGCCGGGCTTCAGTCCGAACCTCTGCCGCTCTCGCAGGGCAGCGGTCTGGCGATTGATCTCCTCAGTCGATGCGCCGATCAGCTTGGCTTCTAGCTCGAGCTGTTCGTTCCGCTGCCTGAAGGCGTTGATGTCTTGTGCGGCTTGGTTGTCGTTGGCCGCACGCGTCTCCGCGTCCAGCGCCTTGGTGATGCGCTCGATCGTCGCCGCGCGATCCTCACCAGGCTTCGTCGCCTGGAAGGCCGTCTCGGTGGCGCGGGCCACGTTGGCGGCGTGCTGGGCCGCGAAGCCGCCTTCCTCAGTCGCTTTCAGCAAATCCCTCTGCGCCTGGGTTCGGCGCTCGGTCTCGGCGACCTCGGTATCGGTCTGGTTCTTGTATCGCTGGATCGAGGCGTCGTTGAGCGCTTTGGTCTGCTCGAGGATGTAGCGCTCCCGCTCCGCGCCCTGCAGCGTCTTCTCGGTCGCCTCCTGGCGCGCCCGGATCGCGTTGTTCGCCAACTCCTGGGCCAGAGCGCCATCCTTGGTCGCTGTCGCCAACTCTTTCTGCAGATCGACTTGCTTCTGCAGCTCGCGGAGGTCCACGGCATTGTTGGTCTGCTGCGCCGCGACGGTGCGGTCGTTCAGCGCCTTCGTCTCTCGTGCGACGAACTCGACATATTCGCGGGAGCCGACAACAAATCTCTGCCGCGCCTCTTCCTCCGCCTGATGGGCGTTGGCCACGAGCTGCCTGGCCAGGGCGCCGTCCTTCACCGAGGCCGTGACCTTGTTCTGTGCGTCGATCTCGCGTTCGTACTTTTCGATGTCGATTTGGGCCGCGTTGCGCGCGCGGGCCTGGGCCTGCTCGTTATATGCCTCAGTCAGCCGGTCGACCTCAGCCTTGAAGTTGGGGTCCGTTGCCGGCACCCGTGTGAGAACCTCTTCCCGCGCTCTCGCCTTGTTGGCTTCCATCTCCATAGCGAGGGCGCCATCGCGGATCGCCTTCCCTTGTTGGACGACGGCATAGGTGTCGCGCCGGGTCCGCTCGACGTGATCGTCGAGCTGCACGTTGAGCTCCCTCAGCCTGGCCGTCTGCGCCGCCGCCACGGCTGCCTCGTCGACCTGGCGGCCCTCGGAGCGCGCCGTCTCCACCATGCGCTGCCTGATTTCCGCGAGTTCGCGCGCGGCGCCAGCCTGGGCAGCGAGCGGGGTCAAGGCGTCTTGGTAGCTACGGGCCAGCTTCTGCTGCTCCGTGATAAGGTCGGAAGAGGTGATCTTGAGGTGCTCAAGCGTCTCCTGCGCCTTCCGGGCCGCCTGGGTGTCACCCGTCGCTTGCGCGGCCTCGAGCGCCCTGCGCTGCGCCTCCTGTTGCGCCTGGTTCTCCTTGATCCTTGTCTCAAGCTGGCCGCGCGTCGCCTGCCACTGCTTTTCGGCCAGATCGAGCGTCTCCTGGGCGGTCTTGCGCTGGGTTTCGACCGCTCTGGCCGGATCGAGGTCGCTGCCTACGACAGCTTTGACGTATTTCTGCGTCTCGGCCGGGACTGTCGACAGCGTCTTGCCGCTCTGGAGCCACTTGTCGAGATTGCCAGGGCCCCAGTTGTACGCCATCGCGACCAGGGCCGGATCGCCACCGTACTTCTTCCACAGTTGCTGGATGTAATCGAGCCCGCCTTGGATATTCTGCGTCGCGTTGTGCGGATCGACTTTGAGATCCCGCGCCGTCCCAGGCATCAGCCCCATGACACCCATCGCGCCCGCGCCACTCGTGAGCGTCTTGCCCGTCTTGGGATCGATCTGCAGCCCGCCGGATTCCTGTTGGGCGATCGCCAGCGCTAGCTTCGTCTGTTGTTCCGACATCTGCTTCGCGGTGGCCATGTCCCGGATTTGCTTGCCGACGTCGCCGCCAAGCTGCTTGCCCATGACTTCGCCGGCATGTTCATATTTCGCGGCGCCGACAAGCTCGTCCAAAGCTTGCAGCTTCCTGATCACCCAGTCCAAGCCCTCGACCGCTTTCGAGGCGGCCTTGATGATGCCGTTGCCGAGCCACTCGATGAAGCTGCGACCGTTCACCCCAAAGACCGAAGCCAGCGTCTTGTCGAGATCGGCCAGCGCCTTCTGCAGCGGCCCCATACCGGCTTCACGCGCGCCCTTTGCGTGCTGCTCCATGACCGCCAGCGCCCGGGCAAATGCGCCAGCCTTGTCGCCCGCCATTTCCTGGATGCGGATTGCTTCGGCGAGCGCTTGGCTCATGCCGGGCCAGCCTTCGTCGGCGAGCTGCTTGGCGACCTTGGCCGGTTCCTTCATCGCTTCGGCGAGATGCTTCGCACCTTCGCCCGACTTGCCGAAGACGGCATCGAGATCTTTGGCCGTCTTGACCATGCGCTCGACTTCCGCGTCCGACCCGCGAAATTGTGGCCCGAGAGCCCTTGCCGCGTCGCGGGCCTCACCCGTGCCGAGAGTGGTCGTTTGCCCGAGATGGCGGGCAACGCGTTCGATCTGCTCTGCCGCACCCCGGCTATCAGTCCGCGTCGCGCGAAGCTGAACGCCCATGGTCGCAATGCGCGAGGCCGTGTGTTCGGCATGCACGCCGAGCGCCACGATTGCAGTCGCGAAGGCGGCGGCACCAGCGATGACAGCAGCGAACGGATTGGCGAGAATGCGCGTCGCAAACGCCAGGACTTGGCTGCCCAGCGTCCGGATGCTCACGCCGGACGCGAGCATCACGTCAGCCACCTGATGCCCCTGCTGGATCAGGGTCATCATGATCGGCTGGCCGGTGGCGAACCCTTGGAACGTCTGGATCGCCTGGACGCCCAACTGCCGCATGACGAACTGGAGTTGCCCGTTCGCGCCAACGACCTGGCCGATGAGCCGCCCGTGCTCGCCGAGTGGCTGGTTGGCCGCCGCGAAGCGCTGGGTGGCTTGACTGGTCAGGGCGGCCGTCTGGGTTTGGGTCAGGCCGAGCTTGGCCGAGACCTCGTTGATCTTGTTGAGTTCCTCCTCGTATTTCTTCGAGGCCGCGTAGACCGGATCGATGCTGGCGCGCAGCTTCTCGAAGTTCTCGGTCTGGGGCAGCGCAGGCGCGTTGCGGGCGGCGAATTGCTGGGTGGCCTGCTCGCGCAGCGCGGCCCCGCGCTCGCGCGTGACCACCAAAAGCCTCTCGGCCTCGTCGATCCTGCCAAGCTCCTCTTCGTAGCGCTTGGAGGCGGCGAAGAGCGGATCGATTGCTGCACGCTGCCTGTCCAGTTCGGCGGTCAGGACGGCGGCGCTTTCTGCGGCATCCTTGTTGGCCTGCGCCCAGCCGCCACGCGAGGAGGCTGCGAACTGGTTCGCCGTCCCCTGCACATCGGCGATCTGCTGGGCGATGGCGCGCTGCTCGCCAGGATCGGCCCCGAGCCGCGCCCGCCGTGCGGTGTCTCCCAGCATGCGCAGCCCGGAGAGGTCGGGCCCGCGTGCGATCTCCTGCGCCGGCTGCCGCATCTGCAGGATTAGCGCTTGCAAGGCGCGTAGCCGCTCCTCGGCGCTCTTGCTGCTATCGGCCATAGCCGCGGCCGCCTGCCGGGCCGCATTGCCGACCAGCCCGTAGCTGCGTTCGATATTGTCCAGGATGCCTGGGATGACGCCGAGCTTGTCGCGGCCCTCGCCCAGCGCCCGCTGTACGGTCTGATAGGCCTGGGCGTAGTTGATGGCGTCCCGGTAGCCGTCGACCCACTTCTTCGCCAGGGCGTCGAAGCCCTTGCTCGCGTCGAGCAAGGCACGGCCCATCTGCGCCGTGCTCTGCGTCATCTGGGCCGTGGTCTTCGCCGCCTCGCTCGCGATCTCGCGCAAGCCCTGCTTCATGGGCTCCGCGTTCAGGCCAGCGACGATCGTCGTTCGCTTTTCAACGTCCATGCGCGCGCCCCGATTGTTGACGTCGCTGCTGTTCCGCCCAGTCCTGCCGGGCCTTGCTGCCCTCGTGGTGCGAGATGAGCCAGAGACGATCGAGCATCAGGATCGTCCGAACCTCAGGCACACGAAGAGTGATACCGGTAAGACCGGCCCAGGCAGCGATGTCATTGTAGGTGATCGGGTTCGGCCCCCAGCCATTCGAGCTCCGCGCGACGTGCAGGTCCTGGAACCACTCCCAGAGATAGGCGAGTTCCAGGGGTGGCTCGGGACCGTCAAGATCAGGCGGGCGTCGGCCGGTTTGCCGTTCGACGCTTTCGAGAACCTCCCGCGCGGTGGCTTGGCCATCGGCGGTTACGCGGCCGAGTCGGAAGTCCCACTCGGCGTAGTCGATGAGGTCTGCGAGAGCGTCGGGCGCCAGTTTCCCAAGTCGTTCACGAACGTGCTGACTTGGTCACGCAGCCATTGCACGTCGCTGTAGATGGCGAGCGCATTCTCGGGCGTGCACGGTTCGTCAATTGGGGTTCCGTCCGGCATCGCCAGACACCAGGCCTTGGTGAGGCCCGCGAGCTTCTCGACGACGTTCGCCTCGATGTCTTTCGCGCTCATGCGCTGCACGCGGCGGCGCAGGTTCTTATCGAGCAGCTTGCGGTCGACAAGTCGACCGACCTCGCTCTGCGACGGGTAGAGCTCGATCCAGCACTCCTCGCCGGTATCGCTGCGCACGATCGGGTCCGGATCCCACGGACTGATTACGGTCATTCTCGCGGGCGTCTCAGGCACCGCGAGGCCTGCAAACTTGTTGTTCGGAGCCATTTATCCCCCTGCCGGTGGGCGAAAGTGGGACGACCCCGGCAGGCCGCCCCACCCCCTCAACGCGCGCCGAAGCGCCATCCCGTTGCCGGACGGGATCTCGGTCAGACCGCTTCTGTGTCGTGGATGACCACGGTCGTGTGCGGCACGCCTGGAGCGGAGCCGACGTATTTCAGCGCCTGGACATTGAGCGAGACGGATTGGCCGCCCTCGCCGGTCAAGTTCACCCCGGCCGTGCCGAACTTCAGACGCGGCAGGTAGATGGTCATCGATGGACTGTTCGCCGCGCTCGAGGCGTTGAGCGTGAACAGCATCGAGACTTCAGTCTCCTGGATGAAGTCGTTGATGAGGTCTTGGCTGTCGAGGAAGGCGGTGACCGTGCCGGTCATATTGGCCCGGCCGAGGAAAATCTCGGCCGAGTAGTTCTGGCCGATGACTTCTGCCGCCGTTGGCGTGAGGGTCATCGTGAGATCAGCGCTCGTGGCCACGCCGATCTTCTGCGAGCCGAAGAAGAGGCTGCCGTTGACCGCGGCGAGCACCGACGTCCCGGTCTCCGGTGCCGGAGCCGTGAAGTAGGGACCGGTCGGCGGGTTGTATTGCGAACGACCCATGACGGTGAACTCCACTGTCGACATACCGGTGGCCGGCAGAGCGAGGCGATAGCTGCCGACGCGACACTCCTGGTAGAGCCGGGCCAGGTTTAGGTCGTCGTGGAACACCTCGAACCCGAACTTACGCTTTATGAAGTTGCTCGAGGGCGGGCTCGTGGAGCTGCCCGGTGCCGTAGTGGAAAAGGTGGTGATCGGCGTCGTCATATCCACCGGTTTCGGATCGACGGTCACCGTCCGGTGGTTGGTGCCACCGAAGGCTATGATGGTGAAGTTCTTGTTGTCGTTGGCGGTCCCCGTGCCGGTCACCCGGATCACCGTGCCGGCGGTTAGCCCGGCCGCGACCGGATCGCCACCGCCAAACGTCAGGGTGGAGGCCGACGCGCTTGCCGCGATGCTGGTCAGTGTCGTCTGATCGACCGTGGAACCCGGGGTGCGCGTGTCGCGGTGCACGGCCTCGAACAGTTCCATGTAGGTCGCCAGCGACAGTTCGCCCGCGATGTTGCCCTCGACCCGCTGCGTGCCGTGCCGGAAGTCCACGATCTGGCGATCGGTTCTGATCTCGGCGCTCTGATACGTATTCTTGGCCAGGCCGAGCGTGCTGCTGACACGACGCAGCGACTGACCGCCGGTCGGGCCGGGCGCAGTCAACGGATCGTCGAGCGCGTTCGGCGTGATGTTGCCGGTCGCATAGGGCTTGTAGGCAATTCTGGCGCTAACACCTTCAGCTAGGGGCACGTTCCGTCTCCATCATGATCGCGTCTTGCCCAAGGACGGCTCAGGGCAACCGGACATTCAGTCCAGGTTTCGCTCTTGATGCGGATCGGAAAGCATCCTGCCTGTCATGCTTCCGATCAGCCTCGCCCGGTATTCAGGATCGCGCCATCTCACCGCTTGATCGATGCTTAGCTGACCTTGATACTTCTTCATCGCCAGGCGCTTCCTCGCACTATGCTCCCTACTCTGAGTGTTGCCTCTCCAGGCATTCCCGCTTCCGCCGCCGCTACCGCCTTGGCCGCCATCGGCACGATTGGCTAGACGCCCAACCGCGCGATAGTAGGCGATCCATCTCCGTTCTGCTGCTGCCCAATCGTCCCCGACAACCTCCAACTGGTAGATCATCGGCTTCAATCCGGCCGCGAGGATTGCTCGGGTGATCGGGCCATGGGAGGAGCGCCCGGCGCGCGCATCGCAGATATGGCCACTGAGCCGAACTTTAAGCGCGTTCTCAGTCTTGCCGACGTAGAAGACGGTGCTGTTGCGCGGATCGACGAGTGTGTAGATGAAGACGGGCTTCACCCGCCGCGCCGCGCATGCGGCAGGGTCGCCACCAGCCATCGCCTCGCTAAACTCCGGTTAGGAGGTAGCCCGAAACCGAAACTCGAACACGGCGAGCAAGCCGCGCATGAACCAGACACCGTCGTCGGTCGGCGCCCACTCAAGCCCGGTGCCGCTCTCGAGGAAGCTCAACTGGCAGCCGTTCGCGTCGATGCCGCGATAGCCGCGGAAGATCCGCGATGCATCCGAAATCAGCGCCAGCGCCTCGTCCTCGTTGTCCAGCATCATCGTCGTGAAGCACCGCATCAGCAGGCTGCCGTACTGCACCCGGATGTTGCGCTCGTGGCCGCCGCCGTACTCGGCCACCTCCTCCATCCCGAAGTCGATCTCGTTGCGGAACCAGTGATTGAGCCCGCCCGTGCCAGCGTTGCGCGGGAAGGTCGGATCGGGATGCGGCAGCGGGTCGTTGTCGCGCCACAGCACCGGCACGTCGCTGCGTTGCCATGCGGCGTTCCAGGCCAGCATGATGTCGTTGCTGATGGTGAGATAGAGGTTGGCGGCGTCGATCGGCATCAGCCGAAGAACCGGTACTCGAAACTGACGCGATACCCGCGCATGAACCAGACGCCATCTTCGGTCGGGCCCCAGTCGAAACCGCTGTTGGGGCCGGCGAAGGACAGGTCCCCGCCCACGCTATCGGTCACCCGGTAGAGGCGGAACACCTTGGTCGCCTCGCCGATCACCTTGAGACCCTCGGTCTCGGTGTCGATGGCGCGTGAGGAGAAGGACCGCAGCACCACGTTGCCGCGCTGAATGCGGAAGTTGGTGTGCAGGCCGCCACCGAAGCCAGAGAGTTCCTGCCGGGCGAAGGCGATCTCGGCGCGCAGGAAGTTGGGCTGGCCCAGCGGATCCACGCGCGGCTGCGGGCCGCCGCTGCGCCAGAACACCGGAATGTCCGTCCGCGCCCAGCGCGCGTTCCAGGCGAGCATGATGTCGTCGCGGATGGTGCGGTAGAGGGCTTCATCCACTGCATCACTCGCGCGGTGTCATCAGGATGGCGGGATAGCGGACATGGGTCTCCAGCATGCCACCGCGAGTGCGCGGGCTCTTGCCGTAGCGCCACCGGCCGCGCTCGAAATGGCGCGGGACCATCCCGGCCGGGCTCAGCGCCCAGGCGCCCGACAGGTCGACGTAGCTGTATGCCACGTTGGCGAGGTCGCCGAACTTGCGCTTGCCGACGATGGCCGTCTCCTCGACGATGTGCGGCGCGACCTGCTTGACCCAGGGTGCGCCCGCGTGGTCCTTGCCGACCTCGAGCCGGCGGGCATAGGGCACGGAGGCGACGAGGCGCACCTCCTTGGTGTCGTTGTCGATCTGGCCGAAGTCGCCGGGCTGGCCGTCGATGAACACCAGCAGCCCTTCGATGTAGCGCCCACTCAGCCGCGGCGAGCGCAGCACCATCGCCTCGTAGGTCCGCCGCGCCACCTCCGGCAGGTAGTTCCACAGGATGACGATGACGCTGTCGGCCGAGATGGCCGAGAGCGGCGCGTCCTGCACGCCATCCACCACCACACGCGGCAGCGGCGCGATGCCGCCGGAGCGGGACGTCTCCCGGCCGATGACCTCCCGCTGCGCCTGCACCGTCTGCTCCCGCAGCGCCTCGGCCGCCGCCTCCTCGGCCATCTCCGTGATGCCGACCGTGATGTTGCGCTGGAAGGCGTCCAACTGGTCGGCGGTGAACAGCGCCGGCACCTCGGCGCCAGGCACCGGCCGGCCGGTCTTGTTCCAGCCGACGACCTCGCGGGCGCTCCACGCCTGCGCCATTAGCCGCCGCCGCGCAGGGTCAGGTTGTGGCGGACACGCGTGCCGCCCAGGTCGGACACGTCGCAGCCGAGCACCGAAGTGGTGACACCCTCGTCCAGGATCACGAGGATATCGCCGCGCCGTGGCGGGCCCGGCCAACCCTTCGCGTCGATCTCGGTGTTCGAGATGATGCACTGACGGTCGCCCTGGGCGATGCCGCCTGCCTGCTCGATCTGGAATTGCGCCTGCGGGTTGAATAGCGTGACCCGCGCGAGGCACTGCACGTCGAGCACCATCCCGCCATAGGTCAGCCGTCGCAGCACGATTGGCTTGTCCGAGTTGGAGAGAAAGTTGAAGGTGGCGCTCAGGTCCATGGCGTCACCTCAGCACCGGCATCCCTGGGATCATCGGCACGAACAGGTTCAGGATCGCCAGCACGAAGACCACCGCCAGCACCACCAAGGCGACCTGGTTCCACGGCGGCTCGAGCGGCAGCAAGCGCACGGCGTAGGCGAGCACGCCGAACAGCAGCACCAGGACGAGGACATAGATCAGCAGCGTTATCATCGCACCACCATCCGCCCGCCGAGATAGGTGTTGGCCCAGGTGCCGGTGGAGACCAGCTTCAGCCGCAGCCGGTTGCCCAGCACGCCCGCAAGCACGGTGTCATCGGCGAGAGTGACGTCGGTCGCGGAGGCTGGGGTCTGCGAGGTCGCGTTGGCGGCGACGTTGACCACCCGCCGATCGCTCCCGGTGAACAGCATGCAGGCGATGTCGACGATGGTGTTGCCGTCATCGAGCGAGGTTTGCAGGAAGGCACGGACCTCGCCGCCGCCAGACGCTGCCCCAGAGCGGAAGTCGCACTGCACCGAGGCCGAGACCATGCCGTCGAGATCGGTCGTCCAATCGCCGACATAGGTGGCCGCGCCGGTGATGTTGAAGTCCGTCTTGTTGATCAGCAGGAAGTAGCTGCCGGGTGCTTCCATCGGTCAGGCGCTCCGCATGTCGATGTGGCCCGAGAGCAGGCCGGCCGTTTCCGGCGGCATCGAGCCGCTCTCGCCAATCTGCCCGACCCAGTAGGTCTCCTCCTGCACGCCAGGCACATTGATCGAGCGCAGGTACGGATCGCGGCTGAACGAGGCGGCGCGGTGCCGGACCAGGGTCATGCAGCCCTGCCGCACGTCCGCCGGGACATCGTCGACGTCCTTGTAGCCGCCGGTATAGGTAACGCTGAGGTTGCCGCCCCAGGCATCGTAGACGGAGCAGTCGTCGGCTCGGTAGAGCAACCCCTTGGCCGCGTCGAGCACGTAGCCGGTCGGATCGAGCGGGGTGCCGTCGGGGATGGTGACCCCGTCGATCGAGGCCACCGGAAAGCGCGACAGCACCAGAGCGATCGGGCCGCCATGCGCGTGGTAGCGATTGCCCCAGTCCCAGCCGTTGTAGCCACCACCCCAGTTGTAGCCGCCAAAATAGAACGTCTCGGTGACCGTCTCCTGCCGCCACACGCGGCGGGTGTAGGTGGCGATGGCCGCCGAGCTTTCCGCGATATAGCGCCGCAGCCGCGCATCGTCCGCACGCTTGGTGCCAAGCTCGTCGCGCGCGTCCTGCAGCGAGATGAGGTCCTGGTTCGGCGCGGGCGTTACCACCGCCGTGATACGGCGAAAGTCCATCTCAGATGTGCTCGAACGCGAAGCTGGCGATGGATTCACGGCCGAGCATGGTCTCGCTCCGGTTCTCCTCGCAGCAGGCCCAGCCGAGATCGTACATGACGCGCTTCAGTCCTTCCGGCGTGAAGTACCAGTAGTGCTCGTCGGGGCGGAAATGCTTCGAGGTCATCGCGTCCTCGGCGTCCCTGAACACCGGCAGGGCGACGAACACGAACTCCGTCACGTTCGCTAGCAGATCGGGGAACCACCGGATGTGCTCGAGCGAGTCCCACATCGTCACCGCCTCGCAGGCGCGGGTGTATGGGTCCCAAAAGCGGCCGATCGACTGTAGCCATGCCACTGCGGCGGGATTGACGTCGTACCCCGAGGTGAGGCCACGCGCCTTCCGCGTCTTCATGAACGTGCCGCAGCCGATGCCGATGTCGACCACAGGTCCGCCCCAGAAGCGGGAGACGAGTTGGCACCTTGTCTGGTTCAGCGCCGCGCCGAGCGGCGTCTCGGCATAGCCCACGTACTTGTCCCAGTAGGCGCGATCATACGGCGCGTCGACCGGATCGACCGGGAAGTAGCCGAAGCCGAATTCGTCGTTCCAGATCAGGCGCGGGCGCGAGCCCTCTTCGCGCTCTTCGGCGTGGCCCAACGCCGCATCCAGCGCTGCCATTGCGCGGCCAGGTCGGGCACTTCCTTCCGACAGTCGTGGTGCATATCCATGCATCGACAGAAAGCCTCCGGCATCGCGAAACCGATGTGATCCGCGGCCATGCGCGGGTGGAGCAGCCGGTCCGGCGCGTTCATGCCGCCGTTGCCCCCGAGAACGACAAAACAGGGCTTGCTGAGCGCGACGCAGGCCGGGACGATCCAACCGACCGGCCCCACCACCACCGCGGCGTCCCGCACCGTCGCGAGCAACTGCCGCACGTTCAACTCGCCCTTGGTCAGCGCCAGGTTGTGCGGCGGCATGATGCCCTGCGCCAGGATCTCGCGGTCCACTTGGATGTCGCACACCACCAGAGTGGCATAGCCGGCCGCCTTCAATTCGCCCGCGATCTCGGCCACGTACTGCGGCAGCGGGTTGCGCGCCTCGTTATCCCACTCCAGCCGCCGCATCACTGGGCGGACGAAGGCGAGCGGAGCGCCACCGGGGTCCACCGGGCTCTCGCCCAAGTCGGGCAGGTCCCACACCGGCTCCGTCACCGTCACCATCGGCATCGGCATCTTGAGAGCCATCGCGGTGAAGACGTCGCTCTCGGCCAACTCGTAAGGCCCGTAGCCGAGCGCTACCTTGTCGATCCCGGCGGGCGGCGTCACCCAGAGAGCGCCAGCCTGCCGCTGCACGTTGCGCCATTGCAGGCGCAGCCCCTTGTGGCCGAGGACGAATTTTACGTTCAGGTCCGCGTAAAGCTCGGGCCAGGGCGTCTCGAGGTAGACCTCGCGCTGGAGCGCAGCATCGCGGATCAGCGGTCGGACGTAGATGGCGTCGCCCAACCCCCAGGGCGCATGGATCAGCAGCGGACCTAGTTTGGGACGCTTTGCATGCAGCGGTCGAGCAGCCTCCCAACCAAGGCGTTCCGCTGGTCCATCTGGTGCGTGAGGAACCACATCACCGTGGCGAGGAAGATGGCGTTGACGAGTACCAGCATGACGAACGCCGGAGGTAGCGCCCCGAGCAGACTGTGGCCGAGCCGACTCACAGTCGACCACAGCCCCTTCGGGTCGCCGTCCGCGCTCATTGGAGGTTGCACGTGAAACGGTCGGACGCCAGGCGCGCAAGAGGGGAGGATCTCCTACCTGCCCGGCGTCCTTCCCCAGCCTTTAGAGCGGCTCGGGATGGGTCTGGTCAGGGAGCGGCTGCGCCGGCAGGCTCTGGTCGATACCCGGCTGTCCGCCCGGCAGGCCCTGGTCGATACCTGGCTGCGAGCCTGGCAAACCCTGATCAGGGCGCGGCGGCGAGGTGGGCGGGAGCCCTTGTCCCGGGCGCGGCGGCTGGCCGGGGTTCGGCGGCTGCGGCTTGCCGCCCTGGCCCGGGTCCCAGACCCAGCCATAGACCGGCGAGAAAACCCAACGGCCGTTTCCGGCGCCAGCACCGCCACCCGGCTGTGGCCCCGGTAGACCCTGGTCGGGACCAGGCTGCGATCCCGGTCCGCCAATGTCGACGTATGGCGGCGCGCCGCCCCAGATGCCGGGAGGCCGCGGCTGTGGCCCTGGCAGGCCTTGGTCGGGGTAGAGCGGCGGCCGGCCGCCCCAGATGCCGAGCGGCGGTTCGGCCGGCCCGCCGCCGACCTGCAAGCCGGTGACGACGGCCAGGCCGATGAACGTGGTCTGCCCGCTGGAGTCCGTCGTGGCCTGGCCGATCAGGGTGATGGGTAGAGCTGCCATATTCTTCTCCTTCGTTAGCGGTCGTGTTTGTGGTCGGACTGCCGCGAAGTCCGGCGAGAAGACGCGTACGGCTCTTCTGCCTCGGGCTCGCGCCGCTTCGGTGGCTCCGGCCGCGGCGGATCGGACGGCACCTTGATCTTCTCCGTCTCGCTCACGATCGGAATGGCCAGGCCGTTGCGGATCAGTTCGCTGGCCCGGTACTCCGACGCCTCGAATTGCTGGTCTACCGAGACCGAGCCTTCGTGATCCATGTTGAACCAGGGCTTCAGAGCTTTCAGCAGCATGAGATTTGCTCCTCGAGGCGCGCCATCTCCGACGCGCCTCGCCCTACGTCAGGTCATCGTCCCGTAAATAAAGGCCTGGGGCCTGTAAACGGCGAGGGCCAGCCGCTCCTCCGCCCGGATGGTGATCATGTTGCGAACGAAATCGTCCTCGTTCTCTGTGCTGACCAACACTTCCATCGACATCCGGTCGAAGATCTGCGCGCCGAGCCGGAACGCGCCGGTGAGGAAGTGGGTGACCTGCATGGCGGTCGTCTGCACCACCGGCAGGTTCCACAGCCGCGGCGTGATCGAGTTCTGCGGATCACCGACGATGTAGCGGGCCTGCAGATCCTTGGTCAGCTCGATCTTGGCCCAGTCGGTCGGGTGCAGCACGTAGCCGGTCGCCGGATAGAAAGCCAAGGTTGCTTGCAAGCTCGCGAGCCGCAGCGTGTCGATGTTCTGCAGGTTCGCAGGGGTGAACGCGGCGCTGTAGGCGGACGCCTGCGGCACGATGCCCAGCAAATGCTGGCCGGTGCCGTCCCCGTAGAGAAGCTCCGTCTCCTCGACGTAGCCGAGCCCGTAGCGAAGCCTGCCGTCGATATAGCTCTGGAGCTGCGGCACATCGTCCATGATCTGCCGGCTGGCCTTCATCCAGTGGGCGATCGTCCGCACCGGGACCGACTTCAGGTCGAACGTGATGTTGGTCGTCGGCTTGCGCGCGCCTTCCGAAACCACCGCGGCACCCGTGTTCGCCGGGTTGGTGGTCTCCACCGGATACTCGATGGCGTTGCTGGTCGTGGTGCCCGGGGTGATCAGATCGCGCACCACCAGTTGCCGCTGCGCGGGCGCCACAAAGGGCTGACGGTCGGGCACTGTGAGCGCGTTTGCCAGAGACGCGCCCGTGCCCCACGACCCCGATCCGCTCATGATGTCCTTGAGCTCGATCGTGACGCGCGCCTGGCCGTTCTTCTGCTGCAGCAGCGTCTTCACGCCCTCGTTCTCAATCACGTGCTGGCCGACGCTCTTGAACGCCGGCGCCTGCTCGCCGCTGCCGCGCCGGGTCATCTTCTGCTCGATCTCGGTCATGCGCTGCGAGATGGTGTTCATCTCGGTGAGCGCCTTGTCCGCGTTGGTCTTGGTCTCGCCGGTTGCGACGCCGAGGCTCTTCATCTCCTTCTCGACGCGCTCGGCGAAGGTCTTGACCTCGTCGGTGGCCTTCTTCAGGTCGTCGGTCAAGCCCTTCAGCTCGACCTCGGGATTGACGTTATCAAGCGGCATCGTTCAAGCTCCTGAGTTGAGAGAAAAACCAGAAAGCAGGGACCGGATCTCGCCGACCGCCTGCTTCCTGGCCGCACCTGTTGCGTCTTCGCTCTCATCCCGAGAGTTCGATGACTTGAAGACCAGACTGGCAATCTGGTCAGCCTGTGCAGCCGAAAAGCCCCGCCCGCCCTGTTCCACAGGCCGATGCAGCCACCCCTTCAGCTCGCGCAGTTGGTCGAACTTCATCTTCATCGGCACGTCGTTGCCGGTCAGATGCCCGTAGGCATCGCGCATCTTCTGCATGATCTGGCCACGCTCGTCGGAGGTCGGCGCGTCGCCGCCGCCCATACAGTCGACGCACATCTGATGCGCCTCCTGAATCGCATCGGCTGCCGCTTGGTGATTGGGCATGGTCAGCATCTGCTTCACGCTATCGACGCGGGCCTGCGGATTGGACGGATCGGCAACCAGGTCGACGGAATGCAGGTAGTCGATGCTGGTGATCGTCCGTAGTGGATCACCCGCCTTCTTGCCTTGGATGAAGCCTTCTGACTTAAGCCCGTAGGCGATCGAGATGCCGCCAACCAGGCCCTCTTTGCACAGCGTGTGCACCCTCGCGACGTCGGGGTGATCCTGGCCGATGAAATGGCCTTTGACGCGTAGCCCTCGCTCATCTGGCTCAAGCTCATCCCAGACACCGATGGGATACGGGTCGCCGCCGAGGAACGCGAAGCTGTGCTCGCCAAACATCGGCATCTTGCGGCCCGAGGCCTTCTGTTCGGCGAGCGTCTTGTCGAACGCCCCTTTGACGATGACGTCGCGGTGCCAGTCGAGAACCCCAAAGACGGTCGCATAACCGCCGACCTCGCCAGCCTCGCCGCTATTGATGAACTTGAGCTCGGCAGGCGCCGCAAATACGTGACGCAGCATTGCAGTCCCCTCTATGTCGCGATCCGTTCGCCGGACGGCGTGGCCGAACCCTGCTGCCGGGAGGGATCGGTGGGCGGTGATGGTGACGGCGCTGCCGGTGTCGGCGCGGTCTGGGGAAGCGCCTTGAGCAACTGGCTCCCGGCCGGCACGAGGAGATCGTCGCCACCCTCGAGCGGGCCGTCGTTGTTCTTCGCCCGCATCTCGTTGATCGTGTTGATCCCGGTAGAGACCAGCGTGCGCATCATGTTGGCGCGCTTCTCGCTGTCGGCCCGAAGCAGCGCGTCGACGTTGAACTCGGCGTAGTAGGCAATGCGCTGTGCCGGCGTCATGACCGCGCGATTGATCTCCTGCTCGATCGCGCGCAGCCAGGGCCGCAGCGTGTAGGTCAGGAACCAAAGGTTCATCTGCTCGAGGCCCGTGCCCCAGGCGGTCACCTTCTCGGTGTGGCCAACCATGGCCGGCGAAACGCCGAACCAGCGGCAGATTTGCTCCACGCTGAAAGAGCGCGTTGCGAGGAGCTGCGCGTCCTCGGGCGTCATGGTGATCTGCTCGAGGGACCATCCGCCTTCGAGCAGGGGCACCCGCCCGGCGTTGATCGAGCCGGTGAACTTCTCCATCCAGGTGTCGTTGAAGCGGTCCCGCTGGGCGTCCTGCAAGTAGGCCGGAGACTTCATCACGAGTGACGGCCGCATCGAGTTGCGGAAGAAGCTGCCCGCCGACTTCTCGGCCGCCATGGCGATGCCGAGCGTCTCGCGCGCCTGCGACACCGGCGACATGCCGACAATGCCGTCCAGCGAGAACCCCTTCACGTGGAAGATCTGGTCCTCGGTGTACTCCTCGGCGACGTTCATCCAGGCGTAGTGGTACTTGAGCGAGCCATCCGTCTCGCGCGTCACGTTCAGCCGCCCGGGCAGCAGTGGCGTCAGCGAGATCACCGTCCCGTCCGCGCGCCGATCCACCGCCGCGTAGGCGTTGCCCCACAGCAGCAGCGAGGCGAACATCGCCGTCCAGAACGTGACTGCGCTCATGTCCGCGTTCGGTCGATCATGCAGGAGGTCATAGAGCGGCACGTCGCGCGCCAGCGTGCCGCGCCCGTCGGGCAGGCGCTGGAACACCTGGCAAGGCAGCGTGGAGGCGGTGGTCGAGATCAGCCGCACGCAGGCCCACACGGTCTCCACCCGCAGCGCGGTCTCGATGGTGACGACCTCGCCGGCATAGGTCTCACCGCCGCCGAAGAAGTGGTACAGCCTGGGATCGGTGAGCCCGACCGACCGCGCGATCGTCTGCACCGCCTTGAGGTAGAGCCAGCGGCGCACGCCCATTAGTCAGAGCCTCCATGCTTGGCCGGGTGCCGACGACGCGTGAGAATGTAGATCGCGGCCAACATGAGCAGCAGCAGAGCGTTCATCGAGCGCTCATGTGTGGTTTCCCTCGTCCGCCTGCCGCAGAAGCAGCACGACGTCAGTGAGGCGCCCGTCTACGAGGACCCCCAGCGGTGTCTCGCCTTCCAGCAGCGCTTGCTTCGAGATGAGAAAGGTGAAGGCGCCCTCGTCGGTGTAAAACGAGCGCAGTAGCGCCACCAACTCCTCGACAGTTGCTTCGCGCGGCGGCTCGCCCTTGGCCATCAACTGACCGGCCGGGCGAGGAAGCCCGCCAGCCCGCTTTCGTCGTCGGCCATGCTGCGCCCGATCGCCATGATCAGCGCCGTCGCCCCGTCAATCCGCCCGATGCTGACCCTCTTCGTCGGCATCTGGTTCTCGTTCTTGTCCGTCTGAACCCGCATGTTCAGCGCCATCCACCGCAGCACCGGGTTGCCGCCGTGCTCGAGCTTGTGCGACAGCAGCATCGCCATCAGTTCCTTCGTCGGCGCGGTGTAGGAGCGGATGCCCTGCACGAACTCGGCCATCGTCATGCCGTAGCCATGTAGCGCGACGGCGAGCTGCGTCGCGTTCCACGGGTCGTAGGCGATGGTGGCGATGTCGAAGTTGCGGGCGTCCTCGAGGATGGCGTTCTGTATCTCGTTGTGGTCGATGACGTTGCCAGGCGTCGGCTCGATGAGCCCATCGTTGATCCAGCGCCGATACTGCACCTGGTCGCGGTCGCTCTTGGCCTCGACCGTGTCGGCCGGCATCCAGAACCGCGCGACCACCCGCCACCGCTCGCCGCGCTCGACCGGCGGGAACAGCTTGACCCACGCAGAAAGGTCAACCTTGCTGGACAAGTCCAGCCCGGCGAAGCAGCGCCGCCCATGCAGTTCCGCCGGGTCGAACGGGCCCACCGAGTTGGCGTCCCAGACCACACCCGTGATGAGCTGCGAGGCCGAGGCGGTGCGCATGTTCAGCCTGAGCCGCTTGAACTCGGTCTGCTTGGCCGGATTGTTCTTCGCCGCCCGGCACTGCCGCTGCAGGTCGCCTAGCTTGACGCTGATGCCGAGGTTCGGGTTCGCCTTGCCCCAGACTGCCGGATCGTCCCAGCGGTCGCCGGCATCGAGCGTCGCGATGTACACGAACCACTCGTCGTCGGCGAAATTCCCAGACACCACGTTCTCGGCGTAGGCGTGCTCCTGCGCGTAGACGCTCTCGGGATTGTCGTCGCCAGCCGTCGTGATGATCCACATCAGCGGCTGCCGCCTGGCGCCCATGGCGGTGTCCAGCACGTCGAGCACCGCCCGGTTCTTGTGCTTGTGCAGCTCGTCGATGATGATCGCGTGCGGGTTGAGCCCGTCCAGCGTGCGGTCGTCGCTACTGAGCGGCTGAAAACTCGACAGCGTCTGGTTGACCGCTAGCGACGCGCGGAAGACCGACACGACCTGCTGCAAATCCTCCGACCGCATCACCATCCGGCGCGCTTCATCGAAGACGATGCGGGCCTGCTCCTTCTTCGTCGCGGCTGAGAAGATGTCGGCACCGGACTCGCCATCGGCCACGAGGCACTTGAGCGCGACCGTTGCAGCGTTCGTACTCTTGCCGTTCTTCCGCCCCACCTCCTCGTACACAACCCGGAACCGGCGCAGTCCGTTATCCTTGCGGAGCCAGCCGAACACGGAGCCTCGCACGAAGCACTGCCAGGGCTCGAGCTTGATCCGCTGCCCGGCCCACTCGCCCTTGCTGTGGCGGCAGAACTGGGCGAACCCGATCGCGTGCTTGGCGACGTCCGGCCGCCAGACCAGCCCTTTCTTGCCCGCCTGCGCGATGTCGCGAAAGTGCCGCTCGCACGCCATCCTGACCAGGCCGCCCGCGACGATCCGGCCGGAGATTACGTCGTACGCGTAGCTCGATACCGGATCGGCAGAAGGGCTCGGTCGCTTCGCCGGGAGGACGCCGTCAGTTGAGCGATGGCCGCGGCGCGCTGGCAAGGTATTGGTCGAGGCTCTGGGCCGCTGGATCCGCCTTGGTGCCGGCATTGCTGCCCAGGCGAGCCCCCGGCTTGGCGACATGGAGGCGCGGCCGCGAGGCCGGCGAGAAGCCAAGCTCGGACGCCGCCTTCATCAGGGCGAGGGATGTCCGGTTGATGATGGCCAGCAACGGCGACGGCACGACTTGGACGCCGTTCTGGGCCAATAGCCCGCACTTGCTCTGCGCCTCGGTCGCGGCCCGGTGCAGGCAGTGCACGACGCACCATACCTCGAGCACCGACTGATCGATCCGCTTCAGCATGCCCGGCGGCGAGTTCCGCACCGCGTATTCCCAGGCGGCGCGCTGATCCGCCGTGAAGTGCGCCGGGCATCCGGCCATCGGATCATCAGCCAGGTCGCCGTCAGGGATCGGCTCCGCGTGATTGATCGGCTCGGTCGAACCGTGCAGCTTCTTGAGCGCGGTGATCTTCGGTCTGCTCCCGCCTTTCATTTGTTCCTCTCCCACTTCGTCAACAGCGCGGCCCAGAACGCGAGCATGGCCATCCACGGCAGGACAACGAGCGTCGGCAAGAGCACCCATGCCGGCGGCGACCCATCGTCCTCGTCCTCGTCCTCCAGCGGGAACAGCAGCGCCACGTTCTCGCCCAGGTCGGTCAGGTGTCCCGCCATGCCCTACCCTTCTCCGAATGCCGCTTGTTGTCGCACTTGACGCAGAACAGCCGCAGGTTCGAGGGATGGTCCATGCCGCCGAGGGCGCGCTGGATGACATGGTCGACGTGGCGCGATCCTGGCGCGCCGCAACCGGCACAGACCCCGCGATCACGCTGGCGAACGAAATCGCGCAAATACTTCCACTCGACGGAGCCGTAGAACGCATCGGTGGCCTTGGGCGGGGGGGCCGGCCGCCAGCCTGACGGACGGTGCTTGGGCGGCGCGTACGGCAAGATCCTGCCCCTTCCGCCGGTCAAGACACAAAATTGCGAGTGTGGCCAGAACATGGGCAATCGTGCGCCGCGCTGTCAAGCCGATTCGCGGTCTTGTGCCCGCCGAAGCCGCCAGGACGGCAAAATTTGCCCCCCTTTTGGTCCGACCCCGGTCGTAAAAGCGACGG